AAAAACAGTTGATTTTTTAAAACAAATATATTATAATATATTTGTAAGATAAAGAAAAACAAACAAAACAAAATAAACTTTGGGAGGATTTTTAAAATGAAAACCACAATCAAACTCACACCGGAACTGTACAACCTTCTTACACTTCCCCACGACGACCAAGTGGACGATTTTACCCGTGAAGATATTATCCAACTGATCGAAGCAGCATACGAATCAATCAAAAACCAATAAACACACAGTGATTGGGGGGCGGTTACTCGCCCCCACACAAAAAAAGTTTAAAAAACAGTTGATTTTTTAAAACAAATATATTATAATATATTTGTAAGATAAAGAGGGTTCTCGCGAAGCATCCCTTCAAAAGCCTCGCCCCATAAGTAAGGGCAGCTAGTCCCTAAACCACCTAGCATTTGAAAGGAGTCATTATGTCTAAGAAGAATATCACCACCAACGAAGCTAAGGTCGAAGTCAACAGCGAACTCCTTAAGCAGAAATTCGAGCAGTATCCGAACGCTAGCCTCCGTAAGCTGGCAGCTGCTACCAACACCTCCTACCCGGTGCTGCTGAAGCGCTCTAAGGCACCTATCGTCGGCCAGCCGTATGACCCGGAAGCTACTAACTGGACCGCTGTTGCGGAGTATCTTGAAGCTCACGAAATCGACATCGAGGTCATCGATTGGGAAGCGCTGAATGCTACGAAGCAGCGTGCTGGTACGGTTGGTGTTGGCAAGAGCTTGTCCGACTATGAAGTTGGCCAGAAGGTGTGGTTACGTCGTGACAACGAAGTCCCGTACCAGATCGTCTACATGACTGAGACGCACGTTGTCCTGCTTCAGGACGACTCCACCGAGCCTATTGCCTGGAGTGCTACGACGTTCCTGCTCAATGGTCCGGCTCTGCAGCCTCGCGTCAAGAAGATCAAGGCCACCGTTGAGAGTGAGACTGAGGAAGCGTAAGCTTCCCAGTCTCAGTCAGTTGAGGAGGTTGAACATGAAACTCAAGACTAGAACCAAGCGCACGATTTGTGCACTCATTGGCACAGCTGGAGTGCTGCTGATGGCCATTACGGCAATGATCTCAGACTCCATCAACATCCAGTTGAGCACGATTATCAAACTCGAGGTACTTGCTCAGGCCATGTGCTGGGGCGGATTCTACAAAGGAGGATACCTGCAATGAGATATGAGACACCTGAACCGAGTCTGACTCCTAAGGAGTCGAGAGTTGTGCACTACTGCACCTGTTGCGGAGGTGAGATCTACGAGGGCGAGGAGTACTACCACCTGAGCACGTTCAATCCGAGTCTGCGCATCCTAAACGTCTGCGAGACATGCATGATGGCCTCGTGTCGGGTTGCGGGGGAGGATGACTAAGTGCAATTCCTGTCGAAAGAAAATCAGCGTCTGTTGAGACAAATGAGACGCAAAGCCAGCAGGCGCTCCAAGCAGCGCGCTAGGTACAACCGCACGCATTCACTAGGCTCAGGTCCGTTGACACAACCGCTTCGGCCAGTCAAGATCGGCATTATGGCCTTCCTGATTGACCTGCTAGCACATAACGATTACTAAGCACCAGGCTGCGAGACAGTCAAGAGTTGAGAGGAGGTGTTCACACTGAAGCGTAAACGCAGCATCAGCTGGATTCGGATCATCCTAGGTGCAATTCTCATTGCAATTGATCCGGCGGTCCTCTTCGGGCCTTGTGCGCTGATCGGTGTAGCGTTACTGATCGCTGGACTAATCGGCGAGGACAAAACTCGCGAGTAAGTTGCGAGGAGGCCTAGCGCAGCGCCACCTGGCGTGGCCAGCTCCTAGTGCTATATTGGGACAACCAAACACCCACTAAGGGTATAGTGCACATTGAAAACTAAAGAACAGTTTTTTGTAACCGAAAAAACGGGGTTTTTGGAGCTCTAGAAATGACGCTCGCGAGACTGCTGTTTGACTAACTAAAATGAAAACCGTTCAGTTCTGTTTCTGCTCCCTTTTCATTCCATTTCATTTCATTGTTTCTCATTTTTCTTTAATAATAAAAATAATAATAAATAATAAAGAAAAGAGAAAGGAAGAAAAGGAAAAAGAAAATAACCAGTACTGACTGAATGAAATCATGAGAGTTTCAGTGAAATCTGTAGAAATAATTAGTCAGTCAAACACATGGTTCTCGAGCACCATATTTTCGCGCGAGAGAGTGTGGACTTTTCGGTTACGACTGACAGTTTATTACACTCGAAAGGAGGTTAAACATCAAATGTACTGCAAAGTAACTCATCCGATCCTAAACCAAACAGCTGTCCAGCAGCTGGATCAATTCATTCTCAGCCTGCAGACCCTGACAAGTGCAAGCTCAACCAACTCAAGCCCGAGCTCAAGCACACCTGATGCCCAACTTCCGGGCAATGCACCAGCTCAACCGAACCACGAACCTCAACTGATCCCGCTGGCAACTGTGCTCGATTCGGCTCAAGGCGATGCAAGATGGTTCGCGAGCCCTCGCAATGCTCAACTGATGCTTGAGCCCTCTCAACTTAGCTGCGAGCTGCCCAGGCGCGAGCTAGAGCCGGGTGAAGCTGGCTCGCCATTGCTATACCGAGCAGCTGGGTGTAATCGAGCTCGAAGGTGTTGCTGTACTTGCACTAAGCTCTGTGCACATCGATGCTTGCATGACTGCTTTATGCGCCTATGGCTCTGGAAGCGCGAGCTGGACTCGCTAGGCATTGTTACAATGCAGCCCAGTGTGGCGAGCCAGAAGCTAGTGTCGGCAGCAAGTCCATACTTCGCAACCCAATGCGCGGTGCTGAATGTGTACACTAGCTACAAGCAGCTGTCACAGGTCATCGGCTCAACTGTCTCAGCGAGAATGAACACGTACATTCGAAAAGCACAAGCTCGAGGCGGCACCAACCTCAACGCAATGGACTACTCAATGCAGCTAAAGCTCAACGCAAAGGGAAGGCCGATTGCAGATCCTGAAACCGGCAAGCTGGAGGTCCTGTACTGGCCTCAATCAGGCTTGTGTCCATTCTGCTTGCCGGACAGAAGTTATCAACTCAAAAAACGAATGAAGAAAGTAGGTATGCCTAAATGAACAAAACATCCAACGAAGCACAACCCATCGTGGTCAAGGAAGACGAGCTCCTACAGCAGATACGCGAAGCAGCAGAAGTTGTTGAACTTCAGGTCTATCTGAATCAGTACAGACGAGCTCTGCAGCAGCTGAATCAGTTTATTCAACAGAACACGCTCGGTACGTTGATGCTGAGTGAAGCAGTCGGCCTGGACAAGGATGCACCTTATGGTGGCTTGGACCTGTATCTCATTCCGAAGGACCCGAGCCTGTATGCCAAGCCCAGCCTGGTCAACCTCGTCAGGTCAACAAGCCTGTTTAACATCTGGCAGTGTATGCAGGCGCAGGCGCAGTCAGCAGATCAACCGCTACCTCGGTTTGACTGGTCCAAGCTGGAGTACCCTCGCTTTGGACCTTTCAAGTTCTACATTGGTAGTCACCTTGGATGGAGCAAGGACGAGCATGACTGACCTCCAACTAAAGTGTCCGTGCACTAGAGACTGTATCAACAGATCCGCAACCTGCCACGGCGAGTGCGATGCATACATAGCGTATGAGCGTGAGAAGCACGTCGAGTATGCAGCTCGAGCTAAGCTCGATGCAGTTGACCCTGGCATATCCCCAACAGTAGGTATGAAGCGTAAAATAAACCACGTCAAGTGGTTGAAGAAAAATGGAAGGTGGCATAAGTAATGAGCACTAACGAAATGCGCTGGATTCTGATGTGTCAGTACGGCAGCGCTGAGAAATGGCAGCAGAGAGTGAGAGCTATGAGCGAAGCTCAAGTGCAAGCTGTCTACCTGAGGCTGAAACAGAGCAATAAACTCTGGGTTCCGAATTCGGTACACACCCCTCAACCGAACTAGTCGGCTTTATTTCAGTTCAAACAATTTTCAAAAATCTCAACAAAAGGCTTGATTTTCTCGAGCAAAGCAGCTATAATAATAATGTAGATAAGAACTAATACAAAACAAATTTGGAGGTTTACTATGAACAACATTGAACAGATTATGGAAATCAAAGGCGTGCAGCCTTCCCTCAAGGCGTTTGCCGGTGTCTTCGATCTGAATCCGGTCCGTCTGTACTCGGTTGCAAAGCAGCCGAAAGAGGGCGTTGTGTATGACGCCAAAGTCTTCAACTGGGACGCAATCGAGCGCTTCATCAGTCGTCGTCTGGATGCTGACAAGGGTCTGGCTACTCTGGAGGACGTCGTTGATGCTGCTATCAAGGTCGACGCTCAGCTGAAAGAGAACGACGGTCGTCGCAAGACTGCTGGTGGCAGTTACGGTGCGAAGATCGAAGTCGATGGCCAGATGATCGCTCAGAGACGCTACCCGAGCTACGAGATGGAGAATAATCAGATGATCTGCCTGAAGGGCGACGTTGAGGTCTACGCCATCGTGATGCAGACTCTGTCTCACACGGTCCTGCGTCCTCTGGCCGAAGCTCTGCTGGCAGGCACCGAGCCTGTCTTCAAGGGCAACGACATCAAGGTCATCTCGAACGGCATGCTGAACATGAAGGGCGTTGCGCCTGCTGGTCTGGCAAAGGCTGTCGAGGATCGTTTCAACGGTACGTATGCACAGGAGCTTGCCGACGAAGCTCAGCGTAAGGCTGATGCTGCTGCGGCTAAGGCTGCCGAGTAATCGCTCAGTCGCGCGTCTACTCTTCTTCGCGCGATGACTTCCCTGAGCGTTGCTCATAGTAGGGGCCCCGAGTTGGTTGACTCCTCCAGCTCGGGGCTCTTTTGAAGACGAGTAGTGTAGCATTTATTTTGAACTGAAGGAGGTGGTAGTTACGTGGAAGGATATTGCTGGTGTCCGGGGTGCATGAAATGGGTGCCAGAGCAGTTGATGAATCGAGAGCGCGATCCTGAAACCCATCAACTGATTCGCATATGTACTCCGTGCTTGGAAGGAGTCTCAGCAACAAACTCGTACGTGCTCGATGAGCATCATGAACAAACGCGATGCGTGTACTGTAGGAGTTACAATACAACTGAGCTAGTGTCTCAACAGTACAACAAGTTTTTCTGTAATAATTGTAGAAGGGAGTTTTTCAGAGTATGAAAGGTTTCATACACATTGAGTCCACCGGTAAAGAAGGCGCTTTGAAGTGCGAGGCTAACCTGTCTGATGTTAGCAAAATTGATCGATATCAAGCGCTCGATGCTGCTTGTAGACTGCTTAAGCTGGATAACCGCGACTTAGCGATTTTCTTTGCTGTAAGATCTGCGGGTGCATTTGATCAGTGTACTGTTCAGAGCAGAGAAGCAGACATATCGCTCGGTGATATCAATGAGCTGATGCGTCAGTACCAGGAAATGAAAGAGGAGGATAACGAGAATGGCAATGGCGAAGAGATGTGATCGGTGCAAGAAGTATTTCCAGATTTCTGAAAATCAGCCTAGCGCGGTAACGATCGCATACGCCGACAGTAGCGGCCGCATCCACGGTCGTCCCGACCAGTATGGCGGCTGGCGGGATCTGTGCCCTGACTGTATGGATGCGTTTAATGTTTGGATGAAGGAGGTGCAGTTCGTTGAAGGTTGATGTGTCTGAAATCAAAACATTTAAGGCGTGCAAGCGCCAGTGGCAGCTTACCTCAAGAAATAAGTTTCATCTGAGACCGATGATCACACCACCAGCATTTGCGTTCGGTACGATTTTCCATGAGGCGTTGGCGCAGCTGTATCTGGATGTGTCTCTGGATAAGGTCATGGAGATGGTGCGCCGTGAGATGCAGTCTGATACTGATGCAGCTCTGCTTGCTATGGTCCCTGGCTACTACAAGAATGTACTGCCGGACGATCTGGAGCGGTTTACTGTGTTGGACATCGAGCACCATTTCAACATTGTACCGACAACAAGCTTTGGGGAGTATCTGTTTCCTCTAGTCCCCTCAACAGACCCGAAGACTGGAGAGCATGTCTACGATGCAAATGGCAATCCGGTTATGGAGCCTAGCTTAACGATCTGCGGTTCAATCGATATGATTGTGCTGGACAAAGAGGAAGGTAAGATCTACGGCTTCGAGCACAAGACCTGTAAGAACTTCAGAGACGAGTCTTATCTATGGCTCGATGAGCAGCCTCGTGTGTACACCTGGGCGTTGCAGGTATTCGTTAAGGAGTACAATCAGAAGCACGGTACGCAGTACGGGCTGGGCGGTGTGTATCTCAACGAAGTCAAGAAGCTGCTTCGGCAGTTCCAGTACCACAGAACGCTGTGCACATACAGTGATGAGGACCTGGACAACTTCATGCTTGCTTTCTTCAACGACTGCAGAGAGTGCAAGCATATGGTTGATAGTAACTCATACGCAGCTCCGAAGCCTAGCTATATGGGTTGTAGCATGTGCACGTTTAAGACAATTTGCTCAACTTACATGTATGAGAATCTGGACAGAGAGAAGATTCTGCATGAGTTCAGCGAGGAGTTTGTTGAGCGTACCGAAGATCATCTGGAGGAGAAGACAGAGAGGAGCACGGAGTCATGATTATAATTACTCCTCAATTAGCTGCGCAACCAACCTGGATTGAGCCTTGGGGTAGGCGAGGTCGCAAAGCTATACAGAAGTTCCTACTCTCTGTGTACGAGTCCGAGATGGATATTATTCGTTTGGACCTGACGCGTTATGCGCGTAGCCCTAGAACTCTGGTGACAGATCTTCGTAAGACTGTTGTGCGATGCAAGTTACCGTTATACATTGCACAGCGTGATCAATACTATGTGTACATATTCAGAAAGGAGTTAGTAGAATGACGAAGCGTATTCACGACATTTTGTTAGAGCTGGGAGTGCCGGCTAATCTGAAGGGACATGAGGCTCTAACTATCGGCATTGAGTTGGTGGTTTCAGATCCTACGTACCTGAATCGAGGCGTTACAACGCGACTTTATCCAGAGATTGCACAGCGAATGACAATTCCGACAACTGCATCTCGAGTCGAACGAGCGATGCGACATGCAGTCGAGTACATGTACGACAGTACGACACCTGATGTACTGCAGCACTACTTTGGCAATACTGCAAGCCTTAGGAAAGGCAAACTGACTAACAGCCAGTTTATAGCGCAGGTTGCGCTCAAGATTCGAGACTTGGGAGGTAATGTAAAATGACGAACATTAAATTTCCTTCAACTAATTTAGTTGAGTGTGTCTTCAGCTGGAGACAGAATGATACCTATGCAACAGCTAATTGGGACGAGTACGATCACCGTGACCTCATTCACCTGAAGCGGTATATCTACAGACTGCCGGACAATCTGGTTGGCAAGGTTGCGCTCGGCGACACCGTGCTGGTGCACTGCAAGACAGGTTATCAGCTGGCTCAGATTGCTACGATCAATGCGACGGCCTCGTTTGATCTGGACTCGATCGCTCCGGTGGTCTGCATGGTCGACTTGGCTTCGTACATCGCCGAGGTCGAGCGTAGAAAAATGTTGGCAAGGCTGAAGCAGCAGCTCGATGCTGAGAAGAAGCGTTTGGAGTCTATGGTCACCTACGATCTAATTGCTGAGAAGAGCCCCAGCTTTGCTGCTCTGCTGAAGCAGTATAAGGACGCTGGTGGTCAATTCTAAAGCAGCATAGCAGTTTGAAATTAAGTGTACCATATAAAAGAAACTGAAATTTTTATATCAGTGCACTTGATTTCTGCTGCTGAAGCATATATAATATAGATATCTCGAGGAGGTGATTAGATGCAGATTATTGATTTGAATAAGCCCGACACTGATCCGATATTTGCTTTGGTGTATGGAGCAAGTGGCACTGGTAAGACTCATCTAATGGGTACAGTGGGCGAGCTTGGACGTACGTTGATCATCGACATTGACCAGGGTATCAAGACGCTTCGTAATGCTCCAGACTTGCTGAAAGCGCACTACACTGACAACATTACTGTTGTGGACTTCACCAAGTTTCAAGATCTGAATGAGGCGTACAGACTGATCGAGGCTAATGATCCCAAGAAGTGGTCGCAGAAGTTCGGGGTACAGATTACTCAACCGTTCGATTGGGTACTCTGGGATACTTGGTCTGAGATTCAATGGTACATGCTAGAGGAGCTGAGAAGCAAGGACTCCGAGATGAAGGGGTCAGGTCTCAACTTCAGAAAGACTATGCAGATTCAACATTGGGGTATGATGACAGATCTGAATAAGCTTGCAGTCCAGCAGCTGCGTGCCTGCAAGGTAAATCAAGTGTTTACTATGCAAGAGAAGTTGGACAAGGATGAGATCAGCGGCGTCATCTACGGTGGCCCTGCTATCCATGGTAAAATGGTTCAAGAAATGCCTGCTTACTTTGACGTGGTTGTGCACACGTACACAGATCTTCAGGGTCAGTATTGTGCAACAACGAAGTCGAAAGGTAAGTGGCCTGGTAAGACTCGTCTTGGTGTTGGTGTCGACATCAAAAACCCGACAGCTAAGCAGCTGTTCTCTAAAAACTAAATATAACCTGTGCCAGAGAACCAGGTTATAAATATAAAACTGGAGGTATTATCCATGAAAAAGTTCAAACTGTTGATGAGAAGTGTTCCGAGTGCTGTAGTTGCTCTCTTTGTTGTGTCGGTTGTTCTGATGAACTTACTGGCAAACAAGGAAATCGACACAGGTCTAAGCTGGCTGGCTCTCGACTGCGGCTTTACAGTGTCGTGGCTGAGCTTCCTGGTAATGGACATGATTACAAAGCGTTTCGGCGCTAAAGCTGCTATTCAGATTTCAGCATTTGCAGCAGCGTGTAATTTGCTCGTAGCTGGTGTCATGCTAGCTGTGAAGTTCATTCCTGGCAACTGGGGTGCGTTCTACGATTTCGGAATGGTTGAGGTCAATCAGGCTCTGGACAACACTATTGGCGGTACATGGTATGTGCTGGCTGGTAGTACGCTTGCGTTCTTAACTTCGTCTGTAGTGAATGCAGTTATCAACGCACTCATCGGTCGAGCGAGTACACAGAAGGGCTTTGGTAGCTTTGCTCTTCGATCTTGGCTGTCTACTATGATTGCTCAGTTCGTAGACAACTTCGTATTTGCGCTGGTTGTGAGCCATGTCTTCTTTGGCTGGTCTATGCTGCAAGTTGTGACGTGCTCGTTCACAGGCTGTATTATGGAGCTGCTCTGTGAGATGATCTTTAGTCCGATTGGATACAAGGTCAGTAAGCAGTGGGAAGACGAGCATGTTGGACAGGCGTACTTAGAGGAGGTAGAGAAGTGAGCGTAGTTATTACTGGCACGTCTCGAGGTATCGGTAAGAAGATTGCTGAGCTATTTCTGAAGCAGGGTAATATGGTGCATGGTATCGATCTGCTGCCTAGTACTATCAAGGATTACAATTACCAGTACAGGCATTACATTGTGAATGCTGCAGATGAGTCTTCACTGCCTGACATTGGTGCTGTGGAGTACTTGATCAACAATGCTGGAAGCTGGGACCAGGACGTCGACAACATCGAAGCTAATCTCGAGACTGTAATCGCATGCACTGAGAAGTATGGTCTGCAGCCTAACATCAAAGCCATCGTCAACATAGCTTCAACCAGCGCGCATAATGGTGCTGAGTTTCCGCGATATGCAGCTGCTAAGGGTGGTGTGCTTGCGTACACTAAGTGGACAGCTGCTGAGGTTGCTAAGTATGGCGCTACGTGCAACAGCATCTCACCAGGCGGTGTAAAGACCTGCTCGAACGCACACATTCTGCAGAATCCAGAGCTGTACCGAGAGGTGTTGAACGAGACGATGCTCGATAAGTGGGCAACACCAGGCGAAATCGCAACTTGGGTGTACTTCGTAGCTGTTGTCAACAGAAGCATGACTGCGCAGGACATTATCATCGACAACGGAGAGTTGGCTAAGTTCAACTTCGTCTGGTAATACCAAACTCTAAAGGGAGTCACTAACGGAGTATAAACAAGTAGGGTCACCGTGCAAACCGGGAGTATATAGAGCTATAGCCAAGTGGTTAAGGCACGAGACTTTGACTCTCGTATCGCTGGTTCGAGTCCAGCTAGCTCTGCCAGCTCGAAAGAGCAGAATTTATCATCCACCCGAGATGTAGTCGGTACAGGATGGCAACGATAATAGCCTACCCTGGGAAGGTACTTTATGTTGAACCTCGATTTTTCCAGCGTCCCGTCCCGTGAGCCTCTCGATGAAGGCGTGTATGATCTGACCATCGCCAAGATCGAAGAGACTACGAGCAGCACCGGCAACCCCATGCTGAAGGTTGAGTACGACGTCAACGGCGTCGAAGGCAAGCGTAAGCTGTGGGACAACTACGTTCTGATCGACAAGTGCCTGTGGAAGGTCAAGGAGCTGTTCGATGCTCTGGGCGTCGACACCAGCGAGCTGGTCGAGATGGACGTCAGCGAGCTGCTTGGCATGCAGGTCAAGGGCAAGGTCATTCAGGAGACCTACAACGGCGATATCGTCAACAGAATCAAGAAGGTTATGCCGGCTTGATACTACATGGAGCGGCGAGGTAACTCGTCGCTCCAATTAGCAGAGGAGGGATACATTGGCCCTTATTTACGATGAGTTTATAGCTTTCTCATCTGCACAAGGTGATCAGCTATACGCTAACTGCCCCTTCCATCCGGACAAGACACCCTCATTTACAGTCAATACGACTACACACGAGTGGTACTGTCATGGTTGTAATAAGGGTGGTTCGGAGAAGGAGTTTCTAGCAGAGTACTTTGATGTGGAGCCAAAGATCGGCAAGTACGCATTTGAGTACTGGGAGACAAAGGGCACTCTACCGTTTCCAACAGAGCAGCAAATTGAGAAGTATCACCAACAGCTGCTCAAAAGTCCGAAGGACTTAGCTATTCTGCAGAGTTTTGGCATTACCCAGCAAACAATAGAGGAGTTGAAGTTGGGGCTGGACGACTTCAGAGTTATCTTCCCAATCAAGTCTAGACGTGGTTACTGGGTCAATCTTCGCCGGTATCTGCCTCCTCAACGTAGAATTGCCGAAACGAAAGAGCCAAAGTGCTTGAATGTTCGAGGTCTTGGACAAAGACGCTACTGGCCTTACATAGCGTTTGACAAGTCTGAGATTGTAGTTGTTGAGGGCGAGAAGGATTGCGCTTCGGCTAGGTCACAGGGCTTAAATGCTGTAACTGGTACAGGTGGTAGCTCAATTCCATCGGATGAGATTAGCTTATTCAGCGGCAAAGATGTTGTGCTTATGCTGGATGCTGATACAGTTGGTCAGCGGTCCGTAAACACATACATTCAGCTCTTGAAGCCGATTGCTGCTAGTATCCGTATTATTAGACTTCCGCAGAAAGATTTTGTTGACTACTACACGTCGTGTCAACTTACCGGCACAACTGTTGATGTATGGCAGTACGCTTCAACATATCTCGAGTACGAGAAACTCAAGGCTGCTACAGAGGCTCAAGACGTGTCTCTTGTTCGCAGTGAGTTTACAGAGCATCTGAACTCGTGGATGAAGTTGAGAGGTATGAGTGTAGTAGGTGTTGAGCCTAAAATCTACACAGTGCCTGTGAAGTTAAGATGTGTATGCGGTAATGCAAATTGCAGTAAGCCATGTCCGCTAGCGTTCACGCCTGCGAATGACGATCTGACTCAGACAATCGATGTAGATCCTCGTCAACTTTTGCGTTTCATGAACTCGCCTGACTCGGCACAAGACAGCTATGCTCGTCAGGTCTTTGGCTGTAAATCAGTACATGCTGAAGCAGTTGATCTCATCAACTGTCAGAAGCTAATCTTCCAGGAGAGTGCGAGCTTCATTGATGGTCTCGAGGAAGCTTCGTTCGAGAATCGCTACGGTGTTTATCTGTACACTGACTACAGACTGAACGCTACTATGAAGTACGACTTCGAGGCTTGCAGAGTCACTGATCCCACCACTCAACAGAACTACTACTTGATTCGAGATGCAGAATGCGTAACAGCTGTCCAACCTAACATTGAACCTGAGTTGATTGCTCGATTCAGACAGGTTGGTGCTAAAGCTCATTCTGCGATGGATCTGATCAATACGTACTACGAAGAGTGGATGCCTTCTTTAGGCATTGAAGGTAGACCTGATTTGTTCGGCGCTATTCTTTTGACATACTGCTCTGTAACTGAGATACCTTGGCAGGGTGGTGTTATCAAGGGCTGGCTGGACACGATGTGCATTGGCGATACTCGTACCGGTAAGTCGCAGATGGCTCAACGTTTTGTTAAGGTGTTGGGCATGGGTGGCTATATTAACGGCGAGAATGCTCGACGCACAGGTGTCATTGGTGGTGTTCAACGATTCGGCGATAGCTGGGTTGTAACTTGGGGCGCAATACCAATGAACGATCGCGGCTTGCTAATGATCGATGAAGCTTCCGGCTTGGAGATTGAGGACATTAAAGATCTTTCCTCAACAAGATCGAGTGGTGCTGTCACCCTCAACAAGATTGTTAAAGGCGAAGCTAGAGCTAGAACACGTCTGCTGTGGTTCAGCAACCCTCGCAACGGTCGCAACCTGTCGGACTTCTACTGGAAGGGCTTTGGAGCATTCCAAGAGTTTATTCCAGTTATGGAGGACCAGGCTCGATTCGATCTTGTGATTTCAGCTGCCCGCGAGGACGTTGATGTGCTGGGTGATTTCGATTACGATACTCCTGTACAGGTTGGTCCATGGAGAGCGTTGTTTAGCTTAGCATGGAGTATTGAAGCCGACGATATCAAGATCACATCCGAAGCTAAAGCAGAGGTTAGAGCTTGTGCTAAGGATCTGAATGCAAAGCTTGGCGGCGGCTCGTTGATCGTAGGTGTTGCAGTGCATGAGAAGCTGCTTAGACTTGCATGTGCCTTTGCTATTGCGAGTGGCTCTTACGACCCTGTGACAGGCTGGCTGCAAGTAGATGCTCGATATGTTCGTTGGGCTGAAGAATTCTTGGAGGTAACACTCAACAAGTCTTCAATGGCATACGGCGATTACATTCGAGAGTTCAAGAGAGCTCAGGCTAAGCGTGCAGACAATATGCAGTTTATTCGGACGTTGATTGCAGTCAATCCTGCTATAAAGGCTCTGCTGACTGCATCGAGCTTCAAGGGATTCCAGTTCCAAGAGATCTTAGGTATGAGTAAAGACGAGAGTTCTAAGATCATGTCCGATTTGATTACACGAGGTTTGTTGAGACCTGGACCTTCTGCAAGCTACATTCCGGATAAGCTGTTGATGGAAGTTGCAAAACAAATGGATTTATAACTGCTGGAGGTGTTGTAATGGATAAAGCAGTTGCTGAAAAGTGGTTGACTCGGTACCCTAAACTCGAGAACTTCATTGCTGCTGGCACTATTAGCCTTAAGGCAGCTAGAGAGATCCTAGACGTGGATAGGTACTTTATGTATGATATCTACAAAGAGCTGCTGGCTGGCGGTGTAGTTACTGCTAGTGGCACAAATGCTTGGCGTGCTACAGCTGAGCTAAAAGAATACTTGAAGGAGCGAAAAGAGAATGCAAACGCAGAAAATTGACACCTATGTGCGCAACTCGTTGGAGCAAGCGCCTCGGTTGAAGCATTTGCTCGAGTTCGAGGATGCTAAGTTGCACCCTGGTATGGAGCCGAAGCTGCTCAACTTTGCTTGCTTGGGCCTGGCTGAGGAGGCTGGCGAGGTCGCGGGCCTTGCGACACGTGAGCTGTGGAAGCAGATACCGCAAAATCCGGACCATTGGCTGGAAGAGCTTGGCGATGTGCTGTGGTATCTTACAGCTGCAGCAGCCTGCCAAGGATATACGTTAGAAGATCTGTACAACTACAATGTGAAGAAATTGGAGGATCGTTATGGTAAATGACAATGTAAATCATCCGAGTTATTACACTCGCGGTAAGATTAACGTCATCCGCATCATGGAAGATCAGCTTACGCCTGAGGAGTACCGGGGGTATGCTAAGGGGCAGGTTCTGAAGTACATCACGCGTGAGCGTGGTAAGAATGGCCTCGAAGATCTGAAGAAAGCTCAGTGGTATCTCAATCGGCTGATCGCGTATCTGGACAAGCAGGAGGTCGCGAAGTGATTGAAGCTAAAGTTGGTACTCGTGTAACACTGTTGAAAGCTCCAACCGATGAAGATTGGAAAGAGGTCAATCGCAGAGCTCGGACAACAGTGGGCTATACCGAAGGCGTAGTTCCTTCAACAGAATGGCGGCACGCTATCCTGAGAGCTCGGCACAGTCCTATTCGATATCTGCGCTGGTCTTTCCTGATTGAGGATGTGCCGTACTGGGTAGCTTGTGAATTGCGCACGCATGTGCACGACATGCCGTATGTTGCGGACTTCGGTGTTTACATTCGGAGTCAGCGTAATGATCGGCAGGACAAGTACGATCGAAATGCAGCAAGACAGGACGCCGCAGTCAATATGATCATTGATTGCAACGGTGAACAGATTCAGGTGCTTGCAAACAAGCGTCTGTGCAACCAAGCTACAGCTGAGGCTCGAGCTGTAGTTAGAGAGATGTGTGATGCAGTTGAGCGTGCTGAGAAAGCCTACATTGGGCTGCTTGTGCCTATGTGTGGCTACTGTGGCGGTATTTGTCATGAGATGAAACCGTGTGGACGGCCGTGGAGGATTTACCATGATTAAGACATACCATGAAGCTCCTAAGAGTATTTTTCATCAGGTGCAAGAGTTGACAGATGGCGATTATGCTCTCGTACATCTGTTCGAAGAGGATCGACAGTACTACGAGCTGTTCCAAGAGGCGTTGCGCAAGGGTCGTGACGTGATTCTGGACAATAGCGTGTTCGAGCTGGGCGAAGCGTTCAAAGCAGACACGTTTGCATACTGGGTATACGCTTTAAGTCCTACTTGGTACATCGTACCTGATGTTCTGGAAGATGCAGATGCTACAACCGATCGCTTCTTCGATTTTATCAAGCAATATCCTGACTTGCCTGGTAAGCGAATTGGAGTTGTACAGGGTAAGAACTACGACGACTTTGTGCGATGCTATAAAGCTATTGCACCGTACTGCGACAAGATCGGCGTTAGCTTCGACTGCTCCTGGTATGAGTCTGGTTGCAAAGGTGCTACACGCTGGTTAAGACTTGCAGCAGGTCGGTTGAGAACGTTGATTGAGATGGATGAGCAGCGTGTGATTGATCGCTCCAAGCCGCATCATCTGCTGGGTGTGGCCGTACCTCAGGATTTGAGCTGCTACTGCGCGTTGCAGCAGGGTGGAGGATTCCACTGGATCGATTCTGTGGATACTAGCAATCCAGTTGTACATGGTCTTGCTGGTATCGAGTACGAATCCTTTGGCTTGCAGGATAAGGAAACTCGAAAACTGTACACTATGATCAACGAAGACGTGTCGTCAGATCAGTGGGCGCATATCGAACGTAACATTAAAGCGTTTAGGAGGTTCTGCAATGGAGCTGAATAAGACTTGGTATGCAATGTTTTCGCATACTGGAAAAGAGCTCGAAGCTGTCTCGAGAAGGCTCGGACGTAAGCCAGACGTTATATACGCGAATAACCTTGGCTACAATGGTCTGCTGCTGTCGAGAGTTTGGTTCGGCCAGCATGGTGGCATTCTGGAAAACAGTGTTGGAATGCTTCAACCGAATAGCGTGATGACGCTGCATGGTTATAATCGTATCCTGCCTAAGTGGTATTTAGAGTACTTGAAAGAGTATAACATCAAGTGCTACAATCTGCATCCTGCACCCATTCAGCTGTATAAAGAGTTGAAGGGCAAGGATCCTCAGGAGAGACTTTTCAAAGGTATTCAAGATGGACAATATCGACACATCGGCAATGTTATCCACGAGGTTATACCGGAAGTCGATTCTGGTGAGATTCTTGCGTGGTCCCTGCAAGAGGTAACTAAGGATACTCCGGTGTGCAGCAGCGTTGAGCTGCTGAGCAGATCTCTGCATACAGATGCCACACTTCTTTGGACAGAATTTTTGAAGGAGGTTTTATCCGATGGATAGAATCGTTCAACAGATCGCGCCTAACATGCCGGAGGACCGGCATGTTAAGGCTACTAGAGATGTTATGTCTTGGTATAAGATCGTATGGTCAACAAAGACGTTGCTTGTACCTCCGACTAACATTCTGCGTACCAACATGATGCAGCTGGAGCACTTCTCGGAAGCTGTAAAAGCTTTTGAAGCTATGGACTTTACGAGTCCAAAGTACAAATGGGATGATAAGGATCTGGTACTGGATTCAGTTACTGGATTGCAGCCTCACACTCTTTGCGAAGTGTTGAAGAAGCTTCCCGATCTCGCTCGACAGTATGATGGCTGGCTTGCTTGCGATATTGAGACTCGTAGAGTTGAATGGGAAGACAACATGCTGCTGTCTATTGGCTTTGCATATGGACCTAGTCACTGTTTGGCTATTTACGATATTCCGATTGTCGGTGCTAAAACTACAATGCAGCCTAATCCTGAAGTCTGGGAAGCATTGCAGACAGTTTTCAGTCAGCCCGGCATCAAGTATATCTGGCACAACGGCAAGTTTGACTGTGGCAGACTTAAGTACCTGTGCAACTTGGATGCTCATGTTGATGAGGACACTATGCTTCAGCATTTTGCTTGCATCAATGAGAAGCAAGGCACTCACGGTCTGAAAGACCTTGGTCAACTTTACCTACAGGCTCCTGCTTGGGACGATGAGCTAGATCAGCTGAAACGAAACTGGTGTAAGCAGCGTAGAGTTCCGTTGAAGGAGTTTATGTATGACTACATTCCAACGGAGACGTTGATCCCATACATGCAACGAGATTGCATCGCAACATATCGACTTCATCAATGCTTTAATGAGTTGATGAGACCGGGCTCTGACTTCATTTATCACCAGTTGTGCAGAGCCTCTACAGCATATGGTGCTGTTGAACTTGCAGGTGCGCGCATTGATCTGGATTATCTAGAAGAGCTGGAAGCAGAGCTAGACAAGTTGATCGCTGAGTCGAAGGTCCGTTTGGCCAAGGTTGCGGGCAAGTACTGGAATCCTCTGCTGTATGGTGCTGCAACTGGAGCAAAGGTAAAGCCAGACATGGAGTTCAGCCCGAAGTCTCCTAAGCAGCTGAAATGGATGCTGGGCGAGGTCATGGGTCATCCTGTACCAGGTACTGATGCAGAGACTATGCAGCTGCTGATGGAAGAAGTTGAGTCTAAAGACGATGCCGATGCTAAGGAGTTCATGGAATCTATCTTGGCAGTACGAAAGTACAGCAAGTACCTCGACACCTATGTTGTCGGTATTCGAGACGTGCTGTGCAGAGATAGTCGAGTACGGTGCACATTCAACCTGCATGGCACAGAGACGGGTCGACTGAGTAGCTCGAATCCGAATATGCAGAACATTCCTCGCAACAAAATGATCAAGAACCTGATTGTAGCATCACCTGGAACATGCTTGCTTCAACTTGACTATAGCCAGTGCGAGCTTCGAGTGCTTGCAATGCTTAGTAAAGACCCAGCTTTGATTCAGATCTACCAGAGTGGTCAGGACCTGCATGACGCAGTCTGCGATATGATGTTCGGTGAAGGTTCGCATAAAGATAAGGAGCTGCGCAACCTAGCTAAGACAATCAATTTCGGGATTGCATATGGTCGTGGTGCTGGATCCATCGCAACTAAATTCAAGAAGAGCATGCGCGAAGCTCAAAGCATTATTGACAAATGGTTCGCTCCTATGCCTAAGGTGAAGGAGTACATTATGAATCGACGCAAGATGGCTACTAGAGGTGAACCTTGCGTTACGATCTTCGGACGTGAGAGACATTTTGTGCTGACAGATTCTGAGCTCAACCATATTCAGAATGAATATATCAACACGCCAATTCAAGGCACAGCTTCTGACTTTGCAATGTTCTCGTTGATGAACATCTACGACTACTTGCAACAGAATTGGAAGGGTCGAGCTCGAATTGTTGCGACGGTTCATGACTCAATCATTATTGAGGTTGAGGACAAGCCAGAGGCGCTGAAGACAATCGGCAATAAGTGTGTTGAGTTGATGGCAACTACGCCGCTGCAGTACGTACCTGACTGCCCTGTACCATTCGTAGCTGATGCAGAGATTGGCTATAAGTGGGGCGAGATGTATAAGCTGGACATGGAAACTGGCTTACCGAAGCCGAAGGAGTGATATTGTGGAGGTTGTCGTAATAGTAGTGCTTGTCTGGATTATTGAGATCTTGTTGATACGTGCGATTTTTGGAGGTAAACTGTGAAGATACTACCGTACACAAATGACAAGTACATTAAAGTACTCGATCCGCCAGATCCAAGTATGCTGCTTGGCTGGAGACAGCGTAAGGGCGAACCCTGGGTCATTGCGGAGAACAACCTTGTCAACCGGATCGTTTTAGGCATCTTTAATACTGGAGAGCTGCGTCGTACACCAGACAATCTTCAACAGCGAATGGACCAGCTCAATGCAGACCAGCTGATGCCCTACCAGGTCGATGATGTGATGAGTATGCTTGCTTTACCCCATTGTCTCAATGCGAATCCCATGGGTTTAGGCAAGACAATAGAAGCAATTAAGCTTCTTCAACAAAGCGGAGCTCCCACGGCTCTCATTGTGACACCCAAGATTATAAGATATCAATGGCAAGACCAATTGAAGCGTTGGGCGAACATTGATGCTCATGTGTACGAAAATGGGTGCAAAGTGACTCCAGGATTCTGGATCGTCAATTATGACAAGCTGCGCAACGAAGCTACGTTATTGAAGTTCAGAGCATTTCAGTGGAGCTATCTAATTGTTGACGAGGCGCACAAGATAAAGAGTCGCTCCTCTCAACAGACTAAAGCAGTCAAGTCTATTCCAGCTCGACATAGAGTTGCGTTGACAGGTACGCCCATCTTACGTTATGTTGACGATCTGTGGAGCATCCTCAACTTTCTTGATCCGAGTTATGCTTGCAACAGCTACTATGCTTTTGTTGAGTACTTCTGCAAGATTCAGCGCACACCGTGGGGAGATCGAATTGTAGGCTTGACTGATGATGCTCGGCATACAGCGATACTGAATCAGTTGCTGGACCTTATATGTATTCGCAATAGTGCAGTTGAGGTTGCACACGGTAAGACTCGCGAAGTTATCAAGCTGCCAATGAGTAAAAAGCAGCGAGAGCTTTACCGAAAGGAAAAGCAGCTGCTACTGGATGAGCTACCAGAGCAGCTGACTATACCGAATGGTGCTGTGCTTACACTTCGGTTGATGCAGACAACATCCTGGCCTGGCCTATATTTAGGTGCTGACGAGCCCGGTCCGAAGTTTGAGTGGATTTTAGAGACCTGTCTCAACAATCCGAATGAGAAGTTTGTAGTGTTCTCTGTGTTCGAAAAGACTATATCTGCATTGGTTGAGTATCTTACAGCTAATAAGGTTGAGGCGGTTAAGATTACTGGTCAACAATCTGCAGAGCAGAATGAGTTGAGTAAGCGCTGTTTTGTTGAACGGGGTGCTCAGGTTTTAGCAGGTACAATCGGTGCCATGGGACAGGGTTACGATGGCTTGCAGCAAGTTTGTAGGTTGATGATCTTTATTGATCGAGATTGGTCACCCGAGATTCTCAACCAAGCTGAAGACAGGTTGAGACGAATGGGTCAAGACAATCCAGTTACAATTTATTACTTAGAGTGCTCTGGCTCGTTTGATCAGCATGTCGGCAGAATCAATCGTAATAAGGCAGAAGACATAAGGGAGGCTTTACAAGATGTTGCAGAATAAAAACATTACAGTAGCTATTGGTCAGGCAACTTGGAAGGTATCTATCGAGGATTCTCATTCTAGTAAACTGTGCGTTGATGGGGACGTGTCTCGCGGATGTACGTGGTGTGGTAAGCATGAAATTTGTCTATCCAATGAGCTAACTCGTCTGACTTTTAGGCGTGTGTGCGCGCATGAGCTGACTCATGCAATTTTATTCTCAACGCAAGCATGCTTGCTTGAAACGTACACTGAAGAGCAGTTATGCGACTTTATGGCTCTTTATGGTGGTGAAGTGATCAACTTAGCGGACAAACTGGAGGAGTGGGCATTCCGTGAGTAATTATTTAGATATACTAGCTTTTGACCCTGGAGAGAGTACTGGCTGGTGCGTTCGGAGCTGGATTGTGCATGGTAGTCAACCTGGAGCGTATGAGTACTTTGGTGGCACGTTACCGAAAAATCATCAACGAGTTGCCAGTTTAATCTGTCAGTGGGCTCCTCAGATTGTAGTACTTGAACGTTTCAACTTATATCCACAGATGGCAAAATCGTTGGCATGGAACAGCTTTTACCCATGCGAGGTAATCGGCGTGATCAAGTACATGTGCGCTGAAATGGGCATTCGGGTAGTTGAGCAGGCACCAAGTGTGAAAAAGTACTTCGGCGGTTTTCAAGCTGACTGGGAGCAGGTAAAAGAAACGCCCGATTTTAAGCTGACCGAGCATGTCAAAGATGCTTATCAACACTTAAAATATTTTGAGCGTAATGGATTGAAGAAATTTAGAGCATAAAGAAAGACCTGGGCTATTGCCCAGGTCCCTCTATTTAGTTAGTCGAGAAAGTACTTCTCAACTTTGAAGGGTTTTGCATCAGGGTCGTTGATGAAGTCACACGCCAGACTGAAGAAGAAGTTCTCATCGTCCTGCATGCCAACCATACTTGCAGTGTTCATGTTGTCATTGTAGACCATGTTCATTACAAGATACCAGTTGACGCAGTTCTCGGTGATGCCTTTAGACTTCAGTAGGTTACGTACTTGCTCAAGAGACCAGCGTTGGCCATATGGAGACATGCTACGCACAATGCGCTCAGCCTGCTCCTTGGGAATTCGATACGCAAGCTTTTCGAGCTCGCAGATCAAAGTATCGTAGTACTCAGGATAGCGCTTGCACAGTTGAGCCATTATCTCATCTGTTGCGGCCCACGCTTCCTCTGCAAAACCTTTGTCCATTGCTTTGGACACAAGCTCACGATACTTTCCCATGATCAGCTCTCCCGTGTGACCACGATGTTAGCATCCTGGATGTTGATGGTGTCAGCACCAGTGTTGCGAACACTGATCGTGGAAGTCGAGCAGCACTGGTAGACACGAACCAGCACATCGGCGGAGATGTTGCCCGGGACAGCAACTGCAGCAGGTGTGTACAGCATGGTGCTACCGGCAATCGGTTCGCCGTCTTGTACAATCGCTACGCTAGTCTGCGCAACAGTACCGCCGGTTGGAATGCTGACATTGCCGTTGAAAGAGACTCTGTACACGCCAGGGCTCAACAGAATAACTCTACTGGAGCCTGCTTCGTGACGAGTTACGCAACCTGTTCTGATACGCGTGCTAGCAAACAGTACAGAGCCATTCGCAACTACGGACTGAACAGGAACATTCACAGCATCAACCATAGATCATACCTCCTTACGCGCAGTTGCAACCGGGGTTGCAGCCGCAGCCAAAGCCGTTAACAGCGGTGTACGGGCTGCAGGTGATGTATGCAGGCTGCGGGAAGGGCCGCAGAGCACTGATCAGAGTTGCGTTCTGAGCCTGCTGCGACAGCTGGAAGTTAGCAGTCTGCAGTTCCTGATCCTTCGCAGTAATCTTGTCACGAAGAGCCTGCATCGTGTTGCTGTTGATGAGCGCGCGAGTCTGTTCGCCCTCTGCATGAATTGCAGTGGTGATCTCGCAGGTGTTCTTGTAGTTCTCAGCACGAACAGAGTCGATGTTGCGATTGGTCTCGCAGCAGCAGTTCTGTTGAGCAAAACGGTTCTCGGACAGCTGCTGACCGAGAGAGTTGAAGCCCTGCAGCATGGTCGTGTTCTGTGCGTAGAAGCCATCGCAGAGACCATTCTGAATGCCGCGTACGCCGTTCTGCAGATCGTTGAAGTTGAAGTCCTGACACAGGTCTGCTCTAGTCAGAGCATCGTTGTTGCGACCGAAGCCGTTGCCACCGAAGCCGAACATGAACAGGAACAGGACGACAATCCAGAACCAACCGCCCTGGCCGCTGAAGCCGTCATCGTCGTGGTCGGTTGCTGCACGGATGTCAGACAGAGAATAGTTATCCATATTCAATCTCCTTTACAAAATTTTATCACACTCGCATTGCGCACTACGAGTTATGATTACTTAAGAAAGCTTTGAACTTGACGAGCCATGTTCATGGCTTGCTGCAGCTGCTCGTTAGAGCGAAGACCTTGCTGCATCATTCGCATGACTTGCTGCTTAGGATTGCCTCTGAAAGTGTTCTTGAATTGTTGCAACTGTTGCAGCATTTGAGGAGAGATAGCGCTGTTGTTACTTCGCATTACGGGTTGCTGCATTTGGTTGAGTATGCTGTTCGCCATTGTTCAATACCCCCAATTTTTGAATTAAAAAGTCCAGTTTGTTGTTGAGACCATCGAACTGCTCACGCGTGACGAAATCGGCAGCAGTGAGAGGTCTTTCATTTTCAACCTGTTCAAACTTGTAGCTGTTGATGGTATACTTGCCCATACCATCCACAGCTTTGATGTAGAATACATCCTTGGTATTGTCCATCAACAGCTCGGAACTGTTGTACATCACAGGGTAAGCTTTCGCTTCCTCGAATCCGTTGACTGAAATAATCACCTAGCTCAACCTCCTCAGAATAATCGAAAGGAGTGAGTTCGTCAATAGGCACGACATCTCACCCCTTTCTTTAATTATATTATAACATAGAAAAAGCGGTGTAACCCTTGAGTTACACCGCAGTAATCCTTAAAGTATCCTTAAAATTTTATCTTTGATGGATCTTATTCGACCCTCAATTGTGCTGAGACTGTAGTACTTATCATGGCGAACGCTCATCTCTTGCGAGATCTTAACGACGCTGAAGCCTCGAGACCTCATTCGAAAGATCTCAATTTCCTCGTCCGTAAATCCTGCTTCCTGCTCGTAGAACTCTCGCTCTCGTGTGCTGAATTGCAGGTTACACTTAGCGCCTTTTTCTGATAGCCGTTCCTTTAGATCTTCCATTCTTTTTAGTCCTCGATCTGGTTCGAGTCTGCGTGATTCGTGCCATAACTCTTAATTACCTCCTCAATCTCATCAGCTGTGAGATCAGTTGCAACAACGTTGCCTTGACTATCTACAAGTGTATAGACACCCGTAGCAGTAGTTGTGGTGGTACTACCGAAGTCGTACTGGTTCAGGTATAACAGAAATCCTGCAACTACTACGAGCACAGCAGCAACTACACCGCAAATGACTTTTATCAAACCCCGAATGACTACGTCTTTCTGAATGTTCTCTGCTTTCAGCTCAGAGAGTAAGCCAGTTACGATGAAGTCTTGATCCATCTCACATACCTCTAGTTCGAGGAGCTACTGTAATGAGCTTAGTTTGCAGATCATTGCGCTGTTGAATGCGCTGATCGGAAGGCAGATCATTCCACTGCTGACCAATTTCTCTGAAGTTGACATTAGCAGGGAAGCCTTTGTAGTGATCACGCATGACAGCAAGGTTGACCATGAAGTGCGTCAGAGCAACAGCAGGTGTGCAGCCTTGTTTGATAGCGTAATTACGGATAACCTGCTCGTAACTCATAAGGTTGGGAATCATTGTTAAGCTCCTTTCTCTTGTTTGCTGTGAGGCAATTTATTTACCTCCAGCATCAAGTTGTCCAGATAACCATTACCACCGAGCGCTGTGTGATACACTTCATGCATCTTGATCAGATCTTCGTACTCATCACGAGTAACGTGACCGCGTTCAACAAAGTGGTTGCCGAGATACTTGATCCGATCATAGAGCAGAATGCGAACACCAGCCTCAATACCGTTGTCTTTCTTCTGGCGCGCTGACAGCAGGGTGAACACGCCGGAGATAACAGCTGCAAGCGCGCTGCTACTAAGAGCAGCAATTAAAATGTCCATGTCACTTCTCCTCCGTTGAAAACACAGCGATGTTGCCCTGGTTACTGATCTTGAGATTCAGCGCTGCAGCAAGATCTCGAGCGTTGATGTAGTTGGAACCGTCTTTGAGAATTCTCTTGACAGCTACATCCTTACCATCAACAATGATTTTAGAAGTCTCGACCACCTCGTCCACCTCCTTCAACAGTTTTTTGAAGTCAGCCCATTTCTTCTCGTCGATCAAAGGCTCAGGGCATCTCTTCTTACTAACGTCGTAGTGTCGTACAGCGTACTTGACGTTAGGCAGCTTCTTCAACAGCATCTGATACAAACGTGCCGCATTCTCCATGGTCTTCTGGGGAATGTAGTACTTGCCAGATGCATCAGTATGGCTGACCATTTCGATACTGACGGAGTTGTAGTTGTTGACGAACTTGCCACACGTGCCTCCCCAGCCGTCTCCAACGGACCAGGCGACCGTGTCCAAAGGCACGCTTTCGTACACAACGCTGTTTTCGTCAACACAGTAGTGAGCTGAGGCAGCTCGGCCATCGCTGCCGTTTGCGAAGTATCGAGCAACAGCTTTAGCAGTACCAGATGTGCCGGTATTAGCTGTGTAGTGAAACACGATAGCTTCGATAGCAGTCAAAGGACGCTTGCCGCCGTGTCGACTTGCTTTGATGGTGTTGTTGATGCTTAATTTCATTCGTCCTCACCTTTCTTAGCAATGATGTCCTGCACTTTCTGGCTTTGAGTACCAAAGTAGAAAGCAATGACGACAGTGTAGACGACCATGAACTCTTGCGTGATCTGCTTTGTAATTGCCAGATAAGCAAATACAGCAGTCAGCACAATCGTAACAATGGACTTAACACTGCACAGAGTTGCGAGTCTCTTTTTCAGATAGTCATTCATTGTTTTGATCTCCTTTCTTAGCAAAAACTTTTTTTACCATACCGAGCAGCAACTCGCCTCCGAATGCAGCAGCGATGAATGTAGCTTCTGTTGACCAGTCCAAGGCTTGTAGCAGCTCGATCATAGTTTGGTTGAGAATGGCTTGTATGTAGGCACCTACAAACACTAGTAGTTTTGTACCTACAATAATATAGCCAGTCAATTGCAGCGTTTGAATACACTGCACAACAATGAGACGCATCATCTCATTTTTATTCCAACGTTCTTTATACTTAAGCATCGGCCATCTTGATATACGTGCCTGTATCATCTGAATAGCTGATATTAGGCAAAGTAGTACTACCTAGCACCGCATATAGATCCGGGTAGGATGTCTGTGAAAAAGCTGAGCCGTCGCATAGATGCCAAGGAGCGGCCAGCATTCGAACTGTTGTGCGGATATCGCCGACACGGTAGTTCGGCTCCGACAGCTTTTCGAGCGCGCTGTCTACCATCGGGTCTGTCGGCGTGTCGCCTGCCCGCCAGATCTTCTCGGCAGTCTGCGCAGTTAGAAGGGTTTCTGCCGTGAGTGGGGTCTCTGCCTGCAACGGCTCGTCCTCTAGGCGGATCCATTCATAGCGCAGCAGGCTTCCCGCCGCGTCATATACCCCGTACCGGACAGACCCGTTTGCAAGGTCGTTTGTTCCGATTCTGTCCCGCATGGTTCATTCCTCCAGAGCTTTAATATATGCCTTACTGCGACTGTCGGGCGAAATATTCGGGAGTTTCTTTTTACTGTGTGTAAAATCTTGATGCACAATTTGTGTAAGGTCAGACGAGCATATGGCGATTACGTTCGTAGAATGTGCAAACACGCCTTGGATAGGTACATCGCTTACTACAGTCTGCACATCAGTATTATCAGCATTGAACATGTAGATGTTTTTATCACCATTGCCTGCCCAAGCGCATAAAATTCCAGACAGTAAACACACTTCACCGAAGTGCTTATTTTGTAGCTCAGTGCTAAGCAAGCTTACGTAGGACATGCCCATGTCTGTCGATCTATAAATCTGGCTTTTGCTAGAACTGAATGTAGCAATAGCAATATCGTTGGCAGCTACTGCGTAGCCAGTTACATCAGCAGCAGCACTCGGTAGTGTTAAATCGCTCCAAGCATTCGCACTTAGTAAAGTACGTGTTCTAGATATGCCTTGAAAAGTACCAGAACCTACATACTGATACTTGTTACCATAAAAGTACTTTGACACAGCATCGTAGAGTACTGGATAGATATTAGAACTAACGTTATTACTTTCAGTCCAACTTGTTTCACTTATAGTCTCAGTTAAAGTCGTGGTGTGGTAAACGTAATGCCACTCATTGTAATCTGTACCGTAGTAACTACCTGCGTATGCATAATAACTAAAGTAGTATGTGCCTTCGGCAATAATCAACTTGGTGCATGGCTCGTATACAACGGACAAACCATACTGTGGTTTAGTCAGAATATAGGACAACTTCCAACCTGTATGCTGCAGCTGGTCCGAGTACAAGCACATATATTTAGTATCGTTAAGAGTACTAACTTGAGCAGCACACACATATACGCCTTGATTATAGTGCATACTAAAGAATTGAGTTATTTTTAAGGCTGTGTCTCCATATTTAGCTAAGTCGGACGGAGTAATATCAGTCCAACTAATCAGATCAGGCGAATAATATAGATGCGCATCTACCGAGTAGAACCAGTAACCATTAGCATACGATAGTGTAGCTTCAGTTGAGGTACCAGATGTAGCAGGTAATAGCTCAGTACTCCATGGTGCAGCACTAGCACTAACTCGCAGAGTGTTGAACAACTCTGGATACTGCTCCTCAGTAATGTATTGACCGTTACACAGCAGCCAACTTGCTGAATCGATGTCGCGAGTGGTCATCATAATATCGCCGATAGCTGCTGTACCGCCGGCTAATTTATTTAAAGCTTGATTAACAGTTGGATCCGCTGGCCGTGTATCAGCATTGGGCCAAACTTTTTGAGCTGTCGCGTCAGATAGAAGACTCGCCTTGTTGAGCGGTGTACCTTCAACAGATGGCGCATCTTCGCGCTTCATGTATTCGTAGTGGTTCAGGCTTCCGTCAGCATTATAAATGCCGTACCGGATCGCTCCGTTGGAAAGGACTTTTGTAGGTTGACGATCTTTCATAAGAGACCTCCTGCTGCACAGATTGTTGCGCCTGTATACCGGTAAGCTGTTTGCATTGAGGTAATCTGCTGGTCACACATCTGCAGAATCTTCTCAATATTATTAGCATCCTCGAAGCTAAGATATCGAATACTGGGAGCACTCGCAGTGTCTTCCGGATATGAGATGGCATCGCGAATCTGCTGAATTTGGTGCTGATATGTTTGCATCTGAGTTAATGTTGGCTCATCCCAGTCAGTCCAGTTAATCTTTGCAGTGAACTGCACATTGATACCGCATACTGTGTTCAGTTGATCTCGAAGCCAGTTGAGCACTCGTCCGACTCTATTCAGGTCGGAGCAGTTGTAAATACCCTTGAGATCGCTACTCCACTCTGCTTTCTCTGCTGCGGTCATTAACTCGTAAGACAAAGATTGCAAGTACTGAGCACGGCGCACATCAGCGTTTGTGCGATCAGTAATTAGGACCTCATTCACTCAACTCACCTCGATTTCTAACTGTAATTGTACCGTCAAAACCTCCGTTGAAGCTCAACTTTGCGTCGGTAATATCCCCGGAGAATTTACCGTAGGTTGACTGGATATCCACGGTATCTAAGGGCTGTAACTCAGGGTAGCCTAAATACGGAATTACTGTTTCAGTACGCTTCTGATAGTACTGTAATGTAGCATCTGCAACACGACGCAGAGTGGCCATTTCAGTAATCAATGGATTATCGACTGAGACCTCTAAGCCATCAACCACATCTGCATTAGAATACGTTTGAATCCAGGTTTTGGACTCTTCGACTATGGTTCCTGTAATCGTAATATCGACATCTGTTTCAGCATCTGGAGCTGTAACATCGAGTACGGCCGCTCTAGCATAGAATGTAGCTGAATTGAGAGTTGCGCCAGAGATGCTGGACACGGAAGGGTTAACTGCAATGACGTCCGAATCGTATACAATCTGCAATACATTGCGACCAGATAACTTTCCATCGAAGGAGTAGATCTTTTCTGAACTGCTTTTTGTTGAGAAGGTGTACAGGCTAACCTGGACACTCTTCAACCTATCAGAAATTTGAAACGATGGGTCACCAAGCTGTTGATTTTCTGTGATAGTATAGCCGCTAGGAGTAACGCCAGACTTGATGCACACATAATCATTCTGATTATCGATAGTCAGCATACAGCCGGCAGCATTTGCAAGAAGTTGGAGAACGGTATTTTCAGCCGCAACCGGCAACGGAGCTCGAGTGTACAGCGTTGACAGTATAGGATCTAGATACCAGGGAATCTCATTCGTACCTTCCTTGGCGATTGTGCTATGCTCGAGCATGTACTGCGCAACTGTTGCAAAGGTTGCGGGCGTGCCTGTGTACTGTCCATAGATGTACTTATTGGTCATGAACGCCAAGCGGCTACCAGTTGATAGCTTAAACGTCTGGGCATCGGCTGGAATTGACCAGCTATTCAACCACAACGGCCACTCTTTTAACCATTCGACCGTACCGTACGAAGTCTCAAAGCCCCACTGCGCTCGCACCTGCTGACGACGAGCCAGATATACCGAAACGCCTTCTTGAATGCGGGGATCAAATTCACGGTCGTAGTTGGAGATTTCCAAATCCAGTTGGCTTGTTGGCAACTGGTTGCTCAACAAATGCGTGCTTGCGCCATAGGTTGCGGATTGGACTCGATCGTTATCGAACTGAATCAGTCTACCAAGTACAATGTACTCAATACGAGCTCGCCAGTTTGGCTTACTCCAGGCTCTGAAAGTTAGTCGAATTGCATGCACGCCAGTCATTTCAACGTCATAGTATTCGTCTGGTTTTTTAGCAGACTTAACCGTACGTGTCTGAATAACCTGGTTATTAGCATCAAGACCTTCGAACGTGAAGTCTGTTGCCCACGAATTAGTTTGCGTATCCCATTGGATATAGAAACCAATCAAGTCGTATGCCTGCGAAAAGCTGAACAGGAATACAATTGGATTGCTGGTTGACACAACGTCGTCAGACCACCAGCCCATTCTGTTATTAGCTGGATTCTGGTCGTCAATTAAGGTCATGTTACCGCCAAGCAGCCAGCGATTGTGTTCAAGCGAGGCTGTAGGTTCGTAAGGAACGTTGTTGGATCCAAGAACATTAGAAGCTTGAGTCCATTTATCCGTATCGGTTGAGGATACTGTAGTATTCTCAACAATATCGGGAGGGACAATGTCTAGCTGAATCCTTAGATACCCTGGATATCGAAACTGAGCTTGAATAGCATCTTTCCAGGTCTTAGAAACCAGAATGCTCATTATGTGCCCTCCCCAGTGTCAACTACATTAGCAGCACACTCAACATAGGCAGTTGGAATACCTTGAGCATCGACGTCAAAAGGCTTATCGGTACGATCGCCAATGTAGAACTTACGAGAGATTTTGGTACCGGTTACTCGACTGTAGTACGTGAATAGGAAGAAGAAATTTTGATCCCAAAAACGAATCATCTTTTCCCAGTCTTCTTTAGGCAGATAGTTCCAACGCATCTCAGTCTTGTCCTGGTCACGCCCAATCTTCTGCGCAACTACTACTGCATTCGCATTTCTACCTGAGTTAACCAGAGTTTCAATTAAGTTGACACCAGAATCCTTATCTGGGTTTGGAATTTCGATGACAGTCCCTCCGTCGAGGGACTGCATCGTAAACATTGTTGAAGGTCTAGCCATTAGGTACCTCCTAAGGTTACAGGTTGCTTGCCTACAAGAATCTTGCCACGCTTAGATGCCTTGTAGGTGTAGGCATCGAACTGCTCCTGACCAATATACACGTTAACTTGAGGTGTTCCAGAACCTTGATTTGCAGCAATCTGTGCAAACTTGTTGAGCATTTGATCCATCTGAGGGCTATTGCCTAGTGGAATAACTGCCTCATTATATTTGCCTTCACCGATTAGTGACATGGTAGGTTTCGTGACAACACCGCCGGTCGCAAAAGCGGTCGTACTACCAAATCCGCCCCGGCTAGTATGCAAATCGGAGCGTCGAGCTGCAGTAAGCGAATCCGTTGAACCCGCCAGACCACCGGTTAAAGTGTACACAACTCGATCCCACAACGACGAGAAGAAGCTCGAAATGAAGGTACTAAGCACGGTCCACCGAAGCTGCCACTTCAGCTTAAATGCTTCTACCAATAGATCAACGAGCGTCAACATTATCTGACCCCAATCGAGTCCGGACAAGAAATCTTGAATGCTCTTAAAAATGCTTTTCCAGTCTGCAGTCACGAAAAAGTTAACTGCTGCATCTAAAAATCCTTTGATCGTATCTCCGAGAGTTTTACCGAATTCAGACCAGTCGATTGTGCTAAAGAGTTGGTTGACATAGTACGCAATGTCTGAGCCAATCTTAGCCCATTCAATCTGCGAAATGAACTCATGCACGTGTTGAACCATGGTATTAACAATAGTGCCGATTGCCCTAACAGCTTCGCCCCAGTCAATGCCCTTCAAGAATGCTACAACGGCTTTAGCAATCTGACCAACGAACGAGCATACTAGCGTAGTAGCCTTCTGCCAATCAACTCTGCTGATAGTTTTTGTAATCAGGACACCCAGATTCCAAGCAAACTCAGACCAGTTGAGACCGTCGACAAATTTCTGAGCCTCAGTAACAGTGTTGTTGATGAAGCTAACAATCTCATTCTCGACAGCAGGCCAGTTGATCCGGTTGACGAAAGTTAGAAGTGCTGTGTTGATTCCACTTAAGCCTGCAAATAAAGTTGAGGAGACGTTAGACCATGGAATGTTGCCAAACAGGCCAGCAATGTAATCATACAGAGCGTTTCCAACTTCAGCCCAAGGGAAGGTGTTAACCGCAGTAAAAACGGTGTACAAAGCATCGGTCCACAGATTACCGATAGTTGTACCAATCTTGCCCCAGTCTAGAGTTGAGACGAAGCCACGAATGCCATCCATGACATTTGTAATGGTCTTCTGAATCTTAGCCATGAATCTCTCAGGCTGCGTATTGTCGAACGCCCACTGGATGCCTTTATTGATTAAGTTCGCAATCTCAGATCCAAAGCTCTTGAAGTCTGCTTTCTTCCAAAGGTTGACTAAACGCTGCATAAAGCCATCGGTTGACATCTGGATCTTGCTGCCATCCCAAGTAAGTCCAAATACCTCAAGAATAGCATCACGCACCTGATTGGCTTTCATTCTAACCTCGTCGAACGAGGCAGACAAACGTTCGATTTCAGCCAGCAGCCTGGGATCCATTTCGGCACCGGTGATACCTCCAGATCCACTGGACGCCTTAGACGCTTTTTCTTGCAGAATGTTCAACTCGTCGAATGGTGCAAGTAAGCTATCGATGTCTTTCTTAGCACTAGCAGCAGCATCGCCAACACCTTCAATAGCATTGGCTTCGTCATCTGCAGCACTAGCTCCACCTGCAAGCGAAGTGTTGAAAGATTCGAGATCCAAACCAACCAGCGTACCGATGAAAGTGAGTATGACTCGAATAGCCATTACAATGCCGTTAAGCAACGGCAGTACTTTTTGCAGCACCGGAATAAAAAAGTTGCCAATGGTTCGAGCCAGTTGAGAGATCTGCTCCTTGAAGATACGAATCTGGTTAGCGGGAGATTCGATGGTGTTACCGAAGTCGTTCATCGCATTCTTGGCCTGACGCATCATCGTAACGTAGCGCAAGCCTTGCAATGTAGCTTCGTTCATCTGCGCGGTATTCCCCTGAATACCTAAAGACAGAGCCGTTTGCTTTAGCGTAACAGCACGAATGTCGATACCGTACTTACGAACTGCACGAGACATACCTTGCATGCCAGATGCCAGATTGTTCTGCACAGTCTCAATATCGACGTTGAACAGGGAAGAGATATCGTTTGCAGCTTTAGTAAGTCCCATGGACATGGTCTCAGCTGCTTTAGTGTTGGTGCCGATAGCATCCGACATCTGATAGAAGTAGCCAACACTTGCAAGAATACTACTAGGATCCATTCCGTAGAATTCTTGCATAGCATCAACAAATTCTTGCCCAGCTTTAGCGCTGCTGCTAAGAGCTACCTGAAACAGATTTAAGTTCTCAGAGAAATCGATGCTCTTCTTGATAGCTTCAGCTAGGCTAACACCAATGCCAGCACCGACAATGTCTTTAAAAGCACCGGCTACAGCTCCTGCTGCTGTTGATAAGGCCCCAAAACCTGTTGTTAAATTTGCAACAAGTTGAGTGGCCTCTCGAGCTAGAGTCAGAAACGCGTTCAGACCGTCAATTACTGCATCAACTACTTTCAAAATAATAGTGAGCAGTTTATTGAGCTGGTCAATGTTCCATTGAATAAACTTTTTCCAAGCATTGTCAATCTTTTTATACAGATTGATCAGTTGCTTGATTGCGTTAATAATGCCTCTAATGATAGCAAGTATTTGACTTAGGTCTGCAAGTTCTGGTGCTCCAGGTAACGCGCCAATCGCATCACCAGGGCCACTGCCAATAGCTTCGGTCGGGACGTTGGCATTTCCGCCTCCGCCTCCGCCTCCGCTACCTCCAGCAGCTACCGTAGGGCCTTGAGTACTACTACCAGTAACCACTGGCAGTGCTCTCGAAGTGTCGTCTGCTGCTTGTTGAACACGCCTGAAAGCTGCTGCAACTTGACGCATAGCTGAAGCCATTGCGCTGACTTGGTACGTGGTCTGCTCATTGACGTCACTGAAATCAATGTACACAGTGCATAAGCTCCTAACAGCTTTCTGCAACTCCTTAGCAGCATCTACGGCTTGCTTCGTTGCTGCGCCAGTTTGAGTCATCGAAGTAAGGCTGTTTTTCAGCTTATTAGCTTCAGACACAAGCTGACTAATTCGCTGCTTCAAGTAGTCTAAACCCGAAGTATCCGGCTCGATTGATTGCTCAGATATAGCTTCCATCTGGTACTGAGCTCGCTCTAATATTTTAATTGCTCGGTTTGTAGCTCGTTGAAGATCTTCAGTACTACCTGTATACTCATATCTTACTTCTTCAAAATCAGTTGCCAACACTTCCACCTCCATTCTGTTTAAATCGAGCTTCTCTACGAAGGAACTCCTCAACATCTACTTCAGCAACATGTTGCTGAACCCTATCTTGAGACTGATCCATCTTGTTGATAATGTTCTGCAGAGACTTAGGATGAGGTGCGCGAGAGTAGTAACCAGCCCAGTAGCCCTGTTGAACGGCTAGCTTCTGCTGATCTAGCAGTCTAGCCGAATAGCCATCAACGCAGGCGTTGAACTGGTCTAGACTCATATCTAATGTTTGCTCAGGTAGTAGACCAATTCTAAAGCCTAAGCTAAACAAGTTATTCCACGTTATTGTTGAGCAGTCGCTTCCTGCTCCGGCTGAGGGTTTGCATTCTCAACCTCGTCATCTTTGATACCCATGATACCTTGAATGACGGCCTTCAGCTGAAGCATCATCTGCTTCACATTGTAGTGATCGAGGTATTCCTCCAGAAACTGCTGTCTTGTGTACTGCGCACGTGCAATAGGATTAGCGCACCAGAAGGCTTCATACAGAATGCCGACTTGATCTTCCAGAGTCATATCGCCAATGTTGGCGAACACTTCAGAGTACGGCTTATGATTATTCTGGCCCTGTACACGATATGCAACACGCAATGTAGTAGCCAGATCATAAGTCTCACCGCCCAGGACAACAGATGTGTACTTTTCCATGATATCCTCCAAATGTAATTTTGTAGTTTTGTTGAGAGGGCGCAACCTCTATGAAGTTGCGCCCTGCTGGATTGATTAGCCGCCACCGCCCTCTGCAGGCAGTGTCAGAGTAGTTGCACCGGAGCCAGAGATCTCAGACGTCAGAGAAATCTTGTCGTCCGGAGCAGCGCTGATGTCGAAGCTGGCCACATAGCCGGTGCCTTCGAAGTACGTGGTATCGTCCAGGTAGATGCCAATCGTCAGCGGGTCACCGCTTTCGAATGCATCGTAGAACTGCTTCTGCGTACCACCAGCAGCCAGAGCTACAGTGCCGTCAACAGATGCAGTCCAGTCTTTGACAGCAGGCACCTTTTCCTTGTACTTCATACCGAACGCGAGAATCTCGATAATTTCCTTATCCAGATTCAGATCCACGCCGGAGATGTAAGCCAAGGTCTTCGCCGACTGGCCAGAGCCAACCTTAACGCTCGCGGTTAAACCGGTAAAAGGCTTTTCAGACGTAGGCATTCAAATCACTCCTTTACAATGGTGTTAAAAGTTACTTGGAACTCGTGTAGCTTTTCAGGACTCCGACCCAAGTAAATCGGAGTACCAACCAGAAGAACATTCAACAGCTTGTCATCGTGGTATCGATGCAGGAGCTCTTTTGCCTCAGTAGCCCACTGTTGACCAGTTTCGTAGGAGGTGTGACGAATCACAATCTTAACAATCGGTCGCAACATTGAGTTGTTGTGCTGGCTACCGAAGAACTCGGTACTCGTTGCTCCGTCGTACTCCATAACACCAACAATTGTGGTGCTTGTTGCGGGGAGATCTCCAATTACCTTAGGCCAATCACTTGGCAACAGATCGTAGATATACTCTGCAATCATTTAGGCTTCTTCAACCTCCTCCTGATACGACGTTGCATGTTGTACACTTCCTGCTTGAAGGGATCGCTAATGTAGTGCGCTTTGCCCTTGATAGGATGGTTGAACGTTGTATTCTCGTGTTGAATGCCTGCATAATCATAACCTGTCTCAGACTTTGCACTTGCACCAGCACGGATTCCTTGATGGCCTTTTGTATGCGTAGCATTCACATAGATTGAACGTTCCAGCTGTCCTGTCTTGTAAGGAGCTTGGGCAACCGCTTTTGCTTTTATTGCAGCAGCTGTCTTGTCCAGCTCCTCATTGGGCACAGTTTCAAGCGTATTCAAAAACTTTTTTAAGTTTCCGATCGCTCGCTGCACACTAGCAGTACTTGCTGCAGAGCTGCCTCTAGACATAGCTCTCATAGCCCTCTGCGCGACCAAGCTGGTTGATGTACTCCTCAACTTCTAAGATAGCCTTACCATCAAACCGGTCGTCAGCATTCACCTCGACGCTCTCGTCGGTAAAGTATCTTGTTGAGCTGCGAAGTACAGCACCGGTATTGGTCTGCACATCCCGAATAACTCTTTCACGACGACATTTAAGTTGACGAGGAGACTCATAAATCACTTCGCCAAACTTATCCAGCTGAACATTTCCCTTACTGTCTCTCTTGGCACGCTCGAACAAGCAAGTCTGCTTCAGAAATTTCGTCATTCGACTCATACTGGCCTCCTTGCAATTCGATAGCCACCGGACATAAACGGTTGAAGGAGTCGTGCTGCCTTCGCAGATACAATACCATACGAAGTAGTGGATCCCCGTCCCCAGGCACCAGAACTTGTCCTCTCAGACAAATTACCAATGCTGTACGACTCTACTCCCCACTGCCAAAGCTTTTCGTAAAATGCGGCGTCTTCTGAGGTCGAGTCATCAGACAACGCAATGGCGTTTTCAACCTGAGCAGCCTTGACACTGTTGGGCACTTCCGTGCTCGGACATCTTGGAAATGCAGTCTGTTGATCTGGTTGAGACTTGTGCCCTGAGAAGGGCAGAGCTTCGATTGATTCAAAGGATCGTTGCAGCAGCACTTCCTTATCCTCATTGCTCAACCCCTCCCAGGCGAACCGCAAGTCATCGGTTGAAAGGAAGTGCGTCGCAACGTACTCGTCTGCGTACGTAACGTCTACGTAGCCAATGTTCGCCACGCGCACTCACCTCCTTAGCCGTTGGACACGATCTGTGCAATCGGAATCAGCTTCGGATCAACGACGACCTTCCACTGAGCAGCCGTGCCCAGCTGAGTATCAGACGGAGACGAGCAGACCGAGCCAGACACAGTCGGCAGCGTGTAGGTGAAGCCGTTCGGATGCAGCGTCTCACGCAGTCTGGTTGCCAGGACGTTGTAACCACCAGCGGTCAGCACGGTACGGTCAACTTCGACAGGCGTGTCAACAGGAGCCTCAGCGAACTGAATTGCACCAGCACCAAACAGGTACGTGGTGTAGTCCTTCGCAGCGGTGTCCTTCGCATTCGTTGTGACGGGAACACCATCATCAACAATGACAGTCATGCCGTTGTAGTCTGCGATGTTGACAGTTCTCTGAATGCCGGCAGCATCGGTATACTTCCGGAACTCCAGCAGCTGCTTCTTTGCAAGGTTGAGAGCAACCTTGGAGTGCATAATCGCCAGAGAGAAGATACCAGCGTTGTCGCCAACGGCCTTCTGGATCGCCTCGGCAGCAGACGCTTCGCTGAGCATGTTGCCTTCACCAGCAGCACCGCTCGTACCAGCAAACACGATGCTGGTCTTGTGGTTCTGCCATGCATCCCAGTAGTCGCTTTCGTCATCGGTAATGGCAAAAATGCCCTTCATGATGCCGATCAGACGATTCTGGCGCTGCTTGTTCCAGTATCTCGCGACCTGAGCAGAAATCTGCTGCATCGGGTTAGCTCCCGAGTTGAAGTCACGGATAAAGTCCTTATCACGCCAAGCATGCATACGGCCATAGACAACACCAGTCTGAGAGCTGCCGGTCGGATCCGAAACAGTCATGTCGGTATTGCCGTCGTAGTTGTCGGCCGTGCCGCCGATCACATTGTAGAACGGAATCGTGTACAGGTTGGAACCATTCGCAATCATGCGAGCAATTTCACCGTTGCGCTGAACCGCACCGCTATCGATCATAGCAGTACGAGTGGGGTCTTGGGCTGCCTGCCAGTTCATCAGGAAGATTTCCTCATCGAACGGGTAACCGAGAAAAGTACCAGGCATTAAACTCACTCACCTTTCATAAATTTTTTGAAGATCTCAGGGTTAGCTTGCTTGAAAGCGATCTGTTGCGCAACGTCCAACTTCAAGAACGCATCGCGCGTCGTTACACCTTCAAACTGGGTACCGCCGTCCTTACCCGTACCGGCAGGAGGAGTGGTCTGCTTAAACAGATAAGCCTTATCGGCCTTAAGCTGAGTCAGCATCTCGTCCATACCAGTAATCTTGTCGTGCTCATCCATCGTAATCTTAGTCTTATCCAGCACACTGGAAGACCAGACCATTTCAGGATCTACAACACCGGCTTCACGCAGCTTTGACAGTGCTGCATACTGCATCTTGACCCCACGAATAGCTTCAGCAGCCTGATCTTTATACCTCTGCTCCAAAGCAGCCGTATCCACCGGCTTACTGTCCGGCACATCAGGATCTTCAGGATCAGCTTTAGGGGGTTTAGGCGTGCTGCCAGGCTCGCCGCTCAAACCAGCAAGTTGATCCCTCAGAGTATTGCGCTGCGCAATGACCTTGTTCAATCTAGTCCTAGGTACCAGATCGTAGTCGAAGTCATCGCCCAGAGCATCAGTCACCTGAGCATACATTTCCGGAGTCAAATTCTTCTTCAACGCATCAAGAAACGACATTGAAATTCCTCCCGTTTAACGCCCGTCGGCTCAATATTAGAAACTCTTAAAGAGTTATCTACGTTAAAGGTCGAATGTGGCCAGCGTCTCGCAACTCTTCGTAGCTCATAAATTCAGAATTCAAAAACAGACTTTGCATTCTAGCTGTAGTAGGTTTCAATTCTACAGGCTCAAACTTAAGCTTACTACGTTCAATTTCCTCGTGCAGCTTAGACGTCAGTGCCACAAGTTCTTCAAAAGGCATTTGCCGACTCATGACTCGCAGCAGTGTGTCACGCCACGCGCCTCGAGCCCGAAAACAACTACTTAAACTTAAACCGTTAGCATACGAGCAGAGCACTTGACCATAGCACAGCATGTAGACTACCCGCTTAACAGCAACTCTATAGTACACGTCAAGCTTACTCTCGATGTTCAAAAAATGAGCTCGTAATGTGCGATAGAATACGTCTCGATTCTCCATTAAAAGCTCGTCGCGATGCAGTTTGATCCAGCTCGTTACCTCACCAGCGGATAAAAAGGTCTCCGGGTACAGAAACTGGTAAATATGTGAGTAGCCATTAGCCACGCCCGTCAACGTACTCACAAACTGTTCAGCTGGCCAGTAGATAACGTTATAGCCATCTACGTTATCAATACGCCGAACATTACCGTGAATAATAAGCAAATCAGTATCTGACGTCGCACGACTAATGCCCAAAGATCTACTACCGCCAATTACTGCAAAGATTGATTTAGTCTGTCCAGCCATAGATGCGCACGCTCCTCATGTAAAAATAACCGCCAGAATCACTTAACTCGACGTCAAAATGCACTGTTTCTGAGAAGGTGGTTATCGACACCTTAGTGCTAGCCAGGCTCGGACCCACGCTACTACTATACGTTGACACCCACTGGCCGCCAAGTGTCCACACAAATGCTTTAGCTTTAAGGCTATCTACAGTTTCAATAATCAGACAATCACATTCGCCGAACTGATAGGCTCGAAGATCAAAATCAACACTTAGTAACCCGTCGCTTATTGCAACATTATCTTTAAGCATCACAGCTTTAGGAACTAAAGTACCACGGATCCCTTGGCCTGATCGATCATGAGCTGTGTATCCAGACAATAAAGTTGCAGGTGTCACAGTGTCCTTTGTAAGATCAAGCTTCACTACACCGTCGATCTCAACTCTATTAACTGCTTTGACAGTACTACCTTCAGCCACCGTTACGCACCTACTTTCAGTGTCTGGCCTCCCTGAGCATTATCTGTATAGGTAACAGGAATTGCAGCAACTGTAACAGAAGACAGATAATTGTATGTCGGACTGTCAGGTGTAACCTCTTGCTGTGTAAAAGTCGGAGTGACAGTCTTTGCCTGAGGCTTTACACCCTCAGAGCCGGACATCTCGCCCAAAACACCAAGCAATGAAATACCCTCGCGAATATTGGCTGGAATCAGCTTTGCAGCCTCATCAGCGTCGATAGCAGCGTCACCAGATCCGTCATGAAAGCCCATCGGAATAGGTACAGGAGTGTCTTTACTGGTGATTTTCAAGTGCTTTGCTCCATTGTTGGGCATTGTGCCAGTGACCTTCGCACCTGCAACATAGGCCGTCTTATCCTTGAGAATCTCAGCAGCAGCTGCAGTAGCGTCGCTGGTGTCAGCATCGTTTGTGTTCGTACCAACAATAGGTGCACCAGATTTGTCATGAGCTTTAATACCCTCAGCCAGCTTATCAGGAGTGATATCGTCCTGAGTAAGGTCAAGTTTAACTTCAGTACCAATGATAACCTTGTTTACGTATTTATTAGCCATAATATTCCTCCCCTATGATTAGCGTCTTACCATTAGACGTGTTAGAAACCTCAAACTGTGGAATCTTCCGAACCGTGACGTCTTTGGTCATAACTAGATTTTGAGTAGCTAGCACCTTATCACTGTATGTTGAAGGTACAACATCGTACTCACCCTCGTACTTCTCACCTACAACGTTAATCAAAGACACATCTTGAAGCTGTAGATTGATAACACTCGGAGTATCAAGCTGAACAACAACGTCTGAAGGCGCTGCTAGACGAACCTGTACATCCAATTACAGCACCTCCCTAGAAGTACTAGCCTCCACGTTAATAGGATCCGCTAAGGTACCGCGTACAACATCAGGAGAACCTGGGAATTTGATGCGAACAATAACTTTAAGACTAGACTTAGGACTCATCTTAAAAGTCTCCTGCTGAGACAAGTACAGCTGATAGCACTCGTCTCGATACTCAACATCTCCAGGATAGTACTTCAATAGGTTACCCAGACTAAATTCGATGGTTTCGACATTAGCAGGGAGTATCTCAGTCTTATCTACGAGAAGCTTAAAGGGCAGATAATAAGCATCACCCTGCATAATAGTCATATTACTCACCATCCTCCATATTAGTTGCAGATCTAAAGTTGTTCATGCCTGTTACAGAGCCTTTAGCAGAGCTGTTGACACCAGTACCATCCTGCGGACCAGGGTGATTCGGATCTTCGATTGCATCCGGCCGAAGAAGCTCTCTTTCATCTAGGATCATTTGAATCCACTGCTTAGCCTCATCATTCGATCTGTTGAAATACTCCATGATAGCCTTTTCCAGAGGCATCATCTGAGTTGCGCCAGATGCCAGTTTGGCATTCTCAATGTTCTCACGCGGATCATCGGGCAGACCATCAGACCACAGCACAGAGATATTTTCGTACTGAAGCTGTTTGCTCAAGCTCGCAAACAATTGACGAACTGGCCGAGTCAGAGCGTTAGCAATTCGACGAGCTTTTGCGAGAGGGTTGACCATCTTGAAACGCATTGCAGTACCGCTGATTGCTTGGCTAGATCCATCCTGACCACCGAGCAATGCAGCGCCCATTTCGCTCAAAATGTACAGCTGATTGATCAAGAACTCAAGCTGCTTAAATGCACTAGTGAGCTGACCATCCCAAGTCATGTACTTTGGCTGCTCCTCACCAGGAGACACGGCGAAGAACTTACCACTGTGCAGATGGTACTCGCCAGTTCGAGCATCGCATTCAAGCATCGAGACAGGACCTGTGATGTTGGGATCAGCATGCTTATCCAGGATAGCAGAAATCTGACCAACACGAGCCATGATCTCTGCAAGAATGCTGTCCAGCGGCATGTAATCGTCATAGCCATACACGCTATTAGAAGTTGAGAAGGCTCGAATATGTTGAACAGCGCAACGATCTAGCCCAGTAGAGGTCCAACCGCTGCTAATCTGATCCAGGATTACACTACCAGACTCATTCATCTTATAGATGCGAGTTTCATATCTGCCAGCTTCGGAAGGCATGGTACTATGGATCTGCACATGCAAGTACCAGTCAGGCTTGGTCGGATCACCGGTGATATTCTCACGCCAGCACAAGCAATGCGCAGTAATACTATTGGTGCCGTCTTGCCGAACTATAGGATACCATTGAGCGGGATCCCAGCAGGTAAAATTGTAGTTACCGTCGTAGTCCAGATACAAACGCCACACTGCATCGCCGTAACGACTAATGTCGATTACAGTTGAGTACACTTTAGCGTCAAAATCAGAAGTATCGCGTACGTTGCGAATAGTCTCATTCTCCTCAGCGGACGCACCAGAAATGTTAGGATGCTCACCGCAGACAAGGTCCGCCATTTTGAGAGACATCAACCGCTGATAATTGAGAAGAGTTGGGAAGGACACAACCTCTTCAAAGTTGCCAATCACCTGAGAGATACGCTTTGCGCACTGAATGTAACAGTTGATACTATCTACCTGATGCAGATCGTGCGTACGAAATGCAGGATCTGCAAAATGGTCACCGTCAAACAGTTGAGCATTCTGGCAGTAACGCATCACGCGAGGCATCTCACGAACCGGAGGAAAGCTCTGCCCCGGTTGAAGCCAATCAAAATTATAGAGCATCTACTTCACTCCTTAAACTTTATAGACACCAGACATGCCATTCAAAGACTCGGTATACAGAGCGTACCGGTCAGTATCGCAAGCGTGGTCATGCTCTTTCAAAGGCTTATCCAAGCCTACTCGTTGAGCATTCGGATCCCACACGTATGATGCATACTCTTGCTCAGTGTTGACGCAGGATTTATCAATAAAGTACTTACCACATGTCAGGCGAGTTGCGACATGTCTGATACCGCTAATGACGTCATTATCAGCATTCAGCACACGGTATCCAAGGCGCATCAAAGCCACTTTCCACGAAGCCGCTGAAGGATCGCAGTACACAGCCCACGGCTTGATGCCGTCAAGCCACTTCTGGAACTCCACAACGAACTCAGCATCAGTTTGCTGCTTTTTGCGCTTCTTAGCATCGTAATAGAACTCGCGAACCTTCAACATCAACGGCAGGCCGGATTTATCAGTGTCTGGGAACTTAGCATACAAGCCCCAAGACATGACAGTTGAGGTGCCGTAGTCGCAACCAACCAACCAGCGAATGGCGCTCGGATGCACACCACTCTGCTCAATGTACTTAGCAGTATCGATCATATGCTTGCCTGCCGAGAACATATCGTACACGCGACCTTCTGCAGCAACCCAGTTGCCCAAAATCATACGCTCGTACCAGACACCCGTGTACATCTGCTTCAAGTCCTCAATGTAGGACTGACTCAAGCTGAGATTGTCCTCCATCAAAAACTTCCAGACTTTTTTGTTGGTGATCTTCGGGTTCGTAATATAATCGGTGTAGAACCAGTGGTAAGGACTGTCTGGGTTACAGTTACAGAAGCACATTGCTCCTTCAACCGATAGACGAGCCATCAACTGGTTGAACACGCTCTGCGGATACAAGTTGACCTCATCGCACAGAGCTCCAGCGAAGGTTGCGCCTCGAATCTTAGACTCAGCGTCCTCGTTATTAGCGCCAAAGCAGTACACGCGTCTGTTGAAAATACGCAACTCACCCTGCTGTCGATTTGTCCATTTGTAGTTTTGAATACCTACAGTGTCAAACAGATCATTCAGAACGTTTCGCTGTAGAGTGGCTGTCGTTCGCCCGAGCATGGCGACATCTCCAGGAGGGCCAGAGATCAAGTACGACAGCCACCGGACAGTACATGAAATCGTCTTTGACGACCGAACTGCTCCATGAGCTATGTTCAACTTCGCATCAGAGTTGCGAATAAAATCCAATGCCTTAGGCGAAAATGGCCTCCAATCAACCATTATGCACCACTGCCTCGAATCGCTTCAGTCAGAGCTCTCAGACCCGTAACAGCAGCATCCTCAGGACCATTCAGCATGCGGTCGACCTCAGACATGGTCTTTACAGCCTGACGAATCTCACCACCAAGACCAATGTACAAATCAGTCATCGGCTTAGTGAGCATCTTAGCCATTTGAATCTGCAAATCCTGATCCTCTTCCGGAATGTTACTGATTCGAGCCAGCTTGTTGATCCTGCGACCCATTGCTTTCAGAGTCACAAGATACTCGCGGCTGACAGCCTCCAGCATGTCCATCTCCCGCAGCTTAGCTCTACGCACCAAGCTGTCACGAGTCGGTTGCGCGGGTTGAGTTGAGGGAACGTCCGCCACGAGAACGCCAGGCTCGAACTTGTCGAACTCACTCGGCTGAGTAGTCTCAATGACTTCAACGTCCTCAGGCCGAACCAGAGGAGTATGGTACAGAGCGTGTAGCTTAAGCTCGTTAGTCGAAATGCCATACTCTTCAGCAATGCTCTCAACAGTAATGCCTTTTTCCTTATCAGTCAACTCCAGCAGCATATTCTCAATGTCTGCTCGCTGGCTATGTTGACAAACTCTACACATAAGCTCACACTCCCTTCAGTTCAAAATTTAGTGTTGAATTCATGCAAATTGTCCTTGCATCTTCCTCAATTCTATTATATAATAAAGATGAGCAAAATGCAAGTAAACTGAAAGAAATTTTTTCAGAAATTGTACTTTTAATGTTTCGCAAAGCTAGAATGAAAGGAGCGCTTTTATTGTACTCTAGAACAATGTACCGAGATATCGCTGGCGGCAATCCTGTTGGAGCTCGCCTATTTCAGGATCTAAACGAGCATTGGGTTGAATGGTTGAGAATTGTGTCTGAGAGCCTCTGGATCCGAGGCTGGTCTAGGTCTAAGCTCTTGCTCGAGCCAGACAGCTCTAATATTGACTGGAGAGCAACACCAAATGGTGTTATGTTGAAGGATCTAAGACTAGGACTGCTCTGCGGGAACACTCCAGGAGTCGCAGCAGTTGCGCATACCATACTGCTCGAAGCTACCTGGAATGTAGGCTTCCTTGGACTTGAGCAGTCGGATTCAGAGAACTTTACCCGACTTGTTTGGTTGAGAGGCACTAAGCTCGACCGCAGAAACCGAGCAACCGGGACGCAGATCTCTAGCATGCGCGACCTGCAGGCCCCTATCTGCATTCCTGCAGAGTATGGCTCGCTAGATCGCTGGCTATATCCCATGTGGCTACACGCCCATCGTTGAGGGGGTTGCGGAGGTTGAATGGTTGAGGGGGGGGAGTCTGAGCTCCCCCGGAATTTTTCTCGGGGTACCGGCTCTACAGTCTGCGAAATTTAGGCACTGGGAATTTTTCTGGTAACACCTGTTCTAAAAATCCCGAAATGTTTTAGCAGGTAAAACCCTACATTACTGCATTAGTGTAGTACAGTAGTACTCAACCAAATAATAGGAATTAGATTAGGAATTAGATTAGGAATTAGATTAGGAATTAGATTAGGAATTAGA